CCTCGTGGTTCTATCACTGGCGAAAAAATGCCTGAACGCAAGTTTGTCGTGGTGGGCAAGATGCGCAGCTGGGAGAACCCCTACGGGGAGCCAGACCTTGCAGCATGCTTTTGGCCGGTGACGTTCAAACGGGGCGGTCTTAAGTTCTGGGTGACGTTCACGGAGAAATATGGAATGCCTTGGGCTGTGGGCAAGCTGCCCCGTCAAGCGCCCCCAACAGATGTGAACGATCTGGCCGATAAGTTGGCAGCGATGGTGCGTGATGCAACTGCCGTGATCCCTGACGATGCCAGCGTGGAGCTGATGACTACGCAAGGTAGTTTTAATGCAGAACTCTTTCAGAGCCTGCTCATGTTCTGCCGCAGCGAGATCAGTATTGCTCTGCTGGGTAACAACCAAAGCGTCGAGCTGCAGGCCAACCGAGCCAGTGCACAAGCCGCGCAGGGTGTGGAAGCATCGCTGCGCGACGATGATGCGCAGATGATTGCATCGGGTCTAAATCAGTTGACTCGCATGATTTGCGAGGTGAACTTTCCAGGAGCTGAACCCCCGATCTATCGATTCTGGGAACAAGAGGAGGTTGACGAGGTCCTGGCTGGACGTGATGAGAAGCTCAAGCGCGCCGGGGCTAACTTCACGACTCAGTACTTCGAGCGCGCCTACAACTTGCAGCCAGGTGATTTGGCAGAGCCCGAAGCCCCAGCTGGAGCCGAGCCAGGGGCGACTGCTGGAGAACCGGCGGTCAGCTTCGCAGATCCGTCGACCGATGAACTGCCGCCCGACCAGGCTGCGCTGGACGCGGCCATCGACCAGTTGCCCGCCGACGCGATTCAAGCGGCCATGAAAAAGCTACTCGCCCCGGCTTTAAAGGCTATTGAAGATGCCTCGACACCTGATGAGGTGCGTCAGGCGTTGAACGATGCCTGGCCGGAAATGGATGCCAGCGATATCGAGGAGCTGATGACGCGAGCCTATTTTGTGGCCGACCTGGTGGGGCGTGACAGCGCAGCGCAGGAAGCCGAGGGCAACTAAGTGACGCTCAACGCTGACGCCATTGGCTACGCCACCAGCCTGGAGCCCAAGGACGCGATCCGCTTCCTGGAATCCAAGGGGGCCAAGGTCACCGGCAGCTGGACGGAAATGTTGGACGGTCAGCACGCCCGCGCCTTCACCGTGGCAAACGTGACGAAGCTCGATGTGCTGCAGGAGATCCAGGACTCCCTGGCCAAGGCTTTGAAAAACGGCCAAACCTTGCAGCAGTGGAAGGATGGCCTGATCCCCGAGCTGCAGCGCAAAGGCTGGTGGAAGCGCGATGCCACAACGCAAGAGCTGCAGGCGGCGGGCCGCGTGGACGCGCAAGGCGTGATTGCCAAGGGCCTCAACCCCTACCGCCTGAAGACGATCTTTCAGACCAACATGCAAAGCGCCTACATGGCCGGGCGCTATGAGCAGATGGTTGAGCAGGCTGAGGAGCGCCCCTACTGGCAGTACGTGGCGATTCTCGACAGCAAGACGCGCCCAGCGCACCGGGCGCTGAATGGCAAGGTGTTCCGCTATGACGATGCAGGCTGGGGCGCTTTCTATCCGCCCAATGGGTTCAACTGCCGGTGCCGCGTGCGCAATTTCACCTTGGCCGAGATCGAGCGCAGGCAGATCCCGGTGAGCAGCACCGAGGGCAAGCTGCGCCAGGTGCAAGTGCCGCTGAAGAGTGGTGAGAGCGCGACCGTGACTCGCCTGGTGGACAAGAGCCTTCCTGGCGGGAAGTTCCAGCCAGATCCGGGCTTCAGCAACAACCCCGGCCTGAATGCCTGGCAACCGCGCTTGGAGCCGATGGATACACAGCTATCGCGCCGCTATATAGATACGGCCATGCAGGGGCCAGCATTTGAGCGCTTTGTGCAAGGTAAGGACACCGGCACTTTCCCGGTCGCTGTTCTTCGGCCCCAGGATCGGGCACGCTTGAAGGCCGACACGTCGGTGGCATATCTCAGCAGCCAGACGATGAGCAAACAACTGGGAAAGCACCCCGAGCTGACGCTGGATGATTACCGCCGCATCCCCGATATCGTTGACCAGGGCGAGGCCCACGAGCAGGGCCTTAACCGCCTGGTCTTCTTGTTTGAGGGGGATGTGGTTTGGCGGCTTGCGATGAAGGCCACCAACAAGCGGCACGAGCTGTATGTAGTCAGCTTATTTCGTACCAGCAAGGAAAAGGCGCAGCGGGAGATTCGAGACAGGCTGCAACCCAAGTGACGGGGCCGGTGCAGTCATCCAAACTGCTAGTGCTCGCACCAAGCGGTGCTGCCTCGGAAGGATTCCGAACCCGGCCCCTCAATGATAGACCGAAACCATGATTGAAGCCAAGCTCCAGTACGAAGCCCCCATCCGAGCCCTGCGCCGTGCGGCGGCGGAGATGGGCAATACCCGTCCGCTGATGCGCAGCGTGGCCGGAATCATGCTGCGCGCGGTCGAGGACAACTTCGAGCAAGAAGGTCGCCCGAAGTGGAAGGATCTGCTGCCCAGCACCAAGCTGGGCCGATACAAAGAGGGCACCTGGCCTGGCAAGATCCTGCAGCGCAGCGGTAGCCTGGCTGCTTCGATCCAGCAGGCATTCGATTCCAACAGCGCGATCGTGGGCACGAACAAGGCCTATGGCGCGATCCATCAATTCGGCGGCAAGACCGAGCCCCACGTCATCAAAGCTCGCAACAAGCGAGCACTGAGCTTTGCGGGCATTGTGGTAACTTCGGTGAACCATCCGGGCAGTGACATCCCTGCGCGTCCATATCTGCGACTGACACCCGCCGACTATCGGGACATCATGATCGCGGCCCGAGAGCACCACAACCGAGCCCTCGCGCGCAACGGTCTTCAGTCAAGCTAAAAACCCGTTTCAAATGACCTGGCAGACGTGACGCGCGTCACTCTGCTCGGAAGGTGAGCCAAGCCCGAGAGTAGCGGGTATGGCATCCATCCACATCTCCAAGCCCGGCAAGGTTACGAGCGCTGAAGGCGTCGAGGTCGATATCACGCCCCAGGTTTTGGCTGAGGTTGCTGAGACCTACGATGCGAGCAAGTTCGAAGCCCAGCTGGTCATCGGCCACCCCCGCATGGAAGCCCCCTCGTTTGGAGGCATCCGCGCTTTGAGCTTTGGCAGTGCTGGCCTGGAGGCTGAGGCCGACCCCACCGACGACGCCAAGGATCTCGTGGCTAAACGCCATTACAAGGCCGTTTCAGCCAGCTTCTACACCCCCACCGCTCCCAACAACCCCACGCCTGGTAAGTGGCATCTGCGCCATGTGGGCCTGCTGGGCGCTGTTCCTCCTGCCGTGAAGGGCCTGCGCGCGCTGAGCTTCGCTGAAGGCGAGGAAGGTGTGCTCACCTTTGGCGAGCTGCCTGGCTATGCGGGCAGCGTCGTGGCGGGCATGTTCCGCCGCATTCGCGAGTTTCTGATCTCGGACAAAGGGCAAGACGTTGCCGACAAGGTGCTGCCCGATTGGGAGCTGGAGAGCTTGCGCTCGATGAGCCAGCGCGCCGACGAAAAGAACGACGAAGTTTCCCAAGGCGGTACGCCCGCGCTCAGCTTTGCTGAGCCGAGCAATGCCGCAACCCCATCCCAAACCGCTCCACAGGAGAACCCATCCATGAAGACCGTCGAAGACCTGCAAGCAGAACTGGCAGCTTCTCAAGCTGAAACCAAACGCCTGCAGGATGCCGAGATCAAGCGCGCCGCTGATGTGCGCCATGCCGATCACGTCAGCTTTGCTGATGGGCTGGTGGCTGCGGCAATCTGGCCCGCAGCGGCGAAAGATGTGCTCGTCGCAACGCTCGACCACCTGGCAGAACCTGCAGGTGTTGTGAGCTTTGGCGAGGGCGATGCGGCAAAGCCGTTGCACCTGGCGCTGCAAGAGCAACTGAAGACCCTACCCCCCAACGTGAGCTTCTCGGAGCATGCAATTCGTGGTGGCAGCAACGATGCTAGCCCCGAGGTGATTGCTGCAAAGGCCGTTGCTTATCAGGAAGAACAAGCGGCCAAGGGTCGCAAGATCAATTCTGCAGAAGCTGTTGCGCACGTAAGGCAAGCGGTCTAACCCCATCCCCCATCTTCAACCCAGAGGAAACATCATGCTCATCATCAAGAACCGTATCGCTGGCGGCGCTGTCCCTGCTTACACCTTCGTCAAGCCCGGCGGCACTGCCGGGACTGCGGTGCAGGCGACCGCTGCCACTGACAAGGTCATCGGCGTTTCCACCGATGTGGACTCCGTGCTCGGCGAGCGCATGGATGTGATTCACCTGGGGCCCGCGAAGGTGATTGCCGGCGCTGCCTTTGCTGATGGCGACTTGTTGATGAGCGACGCCAGTGGCCGCGCCATCTTGGCCGCTGCCGCAGCAGGCTCCAACGTCCGCATCTGCGCTCAAGCCCGTGAAGCCGCGACGGCAGCTGGTGACATTGTGGAAGTGAACATCTTCCCGGCGTCCTTCCAAGGCTGATCAACCTAACCCCTTACTCATTTAGGAATCGACATGAGCCAATTTTCATTCCCCATCAATCCCGCGCTGACAGCCATTGCGATGGCTTATCGCAACCCCGACCAGGTGCTGATCGCCGACAAGGTGCTGCCGCGCATTCCTGTCGCGCAGCTCTTCAAGTGGATGAAGTACGACTTGGCGCAGGGCTTCACCGTTCCCGATACCAAGGTGGGCCCCAAGAGCGAGCCCAACATGGTGGACTTCAAGGGCGTTGAGCTGACTTCTCAAGTGGAAGACTATGGTCTGGATGACCTGGTTACCGAGTCAGAAATTCGGGCCTTTGAAGCAATGCCCAAGCCCGCCACTGGTGGCCCGTTGTCTCCCCAGGAGATGAGCGTCATGTACATCATGTCGCTGATCAAACTGGATCGCGAAGTGCGCGTCGCCAATCTGGCTTTCGATGCGAACCAATATTCGGCATCCAACAAGCTCACGCTCTCGGGCACCAGCCAGTGGAGCGACACAGCCAACTCTGATCCGGTCGCAGCGATTGGCGATGCGTTGGATGTTCCGGTGCTTCGCCCCAACAAGGCGACTTTTGGTCGCGCTGCGTGGACGAAATTCCGCCGTCACCCCAAGGTTGTCCAAGCTTGCAACGCAACGAACCAGGGCGCGGGCATCGTCTCTCGCCAACAGGTCGCCGAACTCTTCGAGTTGCAAGAAATCTATGTGGGCGACTCTTTTGTCAACACTGCGCGCAAGGGTCAGGCCACCAACCTGCAACGCGCCTGGGGCAAGCATTGCTTGCTGCACTACACCAGTGAACAGGCTGCTACAGAGCGCCAGCCGGTGTTTGGCTTTACCGGTCAGTTCGGGTCCCAGGTGGCAGGCACTATCCCTGCCCCACAGAAGGGCCTGCGCGGTAGCGAGTTGGTGCGTGCGGGCGAATCGGTGAAGGAAGTGATTTCGTCTCCCGAAGTCGCCTTCTTCTTCCAGAACTGCGTGGCCTAAACCAGAGGCTGATCTTCGCATTCATGACAAGGGTGGCCGTGGCCACCCTTTCTGGGTGAAACCGTCCTTCATCTATTTATCAGGAGTTGAAATGCCTAAGTTCAAAATCAAGAGCCCTCTCGAACATAACGGTGAGCTCTACCCGATCGGCAGCACCATCGATTTGGATGAGAAAACCGCTGCGCCCTTGATGGGCCATACGCTCGTTCTTCCCGGCGAAGAACTGACGGCGAAAGATGTTGCGCAAGGCATCGCCGCAGTCGAAGGTGAAGCTGAGCGCTTGGCGGACTTGGGCAAAGAGCTGGAGGCGCGCGAGAAAGCGCTGAAAGCTGAAGAGGACAAGTTGGCCGCTGCGCAGGCGGATCTGGCAGCTGCTCAAAAGAAGAAGTAAGCCCTCTCGGCCTAGCGCTCTTCCATGACCTACGCAACACCCCAAGACCTGATCGACCGCCTCGGATTGCGTGAGGCGACGGCGATCAGCGATCGCAATGGCACTGGACTGCCTGACACGGCAGTCCTGACCACTGCCCTGGCTGAAGCGGAGGTTGAGGTGAACAGCTACCTGGGGCGGCGCTACCTACTGCCGTTGACAAGCGCCGACACCAACCAGGTCGTGGTGCCATCGCTGCTCAAGCGCGTGGTGATTGACATTGCCCGCTACCGGCAAACCGGTACCGAGATCATGGAGACGGATTCGATTCGCAACCGCTACAAGGATGCGATTCGCCTTCTGGAGCAGATCGCCGAGGGTAAGGTGAGCGTGGGCAACCTGCTGCCTGCCCCAAGCGGTGGCCCTGCGGCTCTGGGCGGCGCAACGGCTACACGCACGGGCGAGAAGACCTTTGGCGACTTGAGCGGGGTGCTCTGATGAGCAGCCCTGTTCGATTGATTGAAAACGCGATGGTGACGCGCCTGGCTGAGGTCGAGCGCGGCTACAAGCGGCCCGTGGTTGAGAGCTATGCCGGGCAGCTCGATGACGAGCTTTTCAGCTGGGTTCGCACCCTGCCCGCCGTTTGGGTGACCTTCAGCGGCACCACTGAGACCAAGCGCGTTGGGGCCAACAGCTGGATCGTTCGCGGCACGTTTGAAGTGCTGAGTGCCCAGCGTGCATTGGTCAAGAACGAGGCGCGCCTTGCCGGGGTCGAGCGTGGTGACGCAGTGGGCGTGTATGAGCTGATGGAAGACAACAAACTCGCGTTGATCAACCAGAAGCTGGATCTTGGCATCGACCCTATCCAGCCAGGCGCTATCCGATCGGTGGTCAAAGGCAATGTGCGCGGTGAACCGATCGCCATCTTTGCGCAGGAGTTTCGCACCGGATGGCGCGAGGTCAACCCGAGCGAGGACGCCGAGCCAAGCGGGACTCTCATTCGCGTTGGTCTTAACTACCACCTGGGCATCAACGGTCAGTTGCCGACCGAGCCGACCAGAACAGACCTCATCGAGAACTAAGCAATGGACAACCAACACCGAAAAATCAGTGGCTACAGCGAACTTAGCGCCGACGAGATCGCGTTGATGAACGAGATCAAGGCGAAAGGCGCAGAGCTTGGAGCGCTGGTTGAAAAGCTGCGTGCTCAGCCTGGCCTTGACCAGCGCTGGGTAAGCATCGGTTCGACCGACTTGCAAACCGGCTTGATGGCATTGACCCGCTCGGTTGCTCAACCAACCACATTTTGAAGGACACACCATGAAAGTTATCGCTGCCGAAGGTCTGCAAGTTCCCAAGGAAGACAAACCCCGCGAGTACATCACCAGCGATGCGGCTGTTGACGTCGAACCCACGGCTTACTACCTGCGTCGTCTCGCAGATAAAGAGCTGACGGAGGTGGGCGTCGACCAGGAGAACCCTACCGGCAAGTCCGGGTCCAGCAAAAAGGCCACTTAAGCGCTTTGAAATCATTTTTTAGAGCGCCCAGCTACATCCAGAGCCAATCGATTCACTGAGGAACCTCAACATGGCAAGCCCCAACATCAGCTTTGACAGCATCCCCAGCAGCTTGCGCAAGCCGGGCAAGTACTTTGAGTACAACAACAAGCTCGCGGTCCGATCGCTGCCCACCAATTTGCAGCGCGTGCTGATCGTTGCGCAGATGCGTGCGACCGGGACTGGTGTCGCGAACACCGTGGTGCAGGTTTTCGACAGCGAAACCGCTGCCGTGCTCTTTGGACGCGGTAGCCAGGCGCACCGCATGGTGAAGGCGGCACTCAAGGCCAATCGCTATGTTCAACTCTTTGTGTTGCCTGTCGCTGATTCCGGTACCGGCGTTGCCGCTCAAGGCACGCTGACCGCGGCTGGCACCGCTACCGCAGCGGGCGCTGTCTCGATCAACGTCGCAGGCGTTGACCTCTCGGTGCCGGTCGCCGTGGGCGACACAGCGGCGATTGTCGCGGCGGCCATCAAGGCCCAGCTCGACCTCTTGGTGGATCTGCCCACTAGCCATGCGGTGGCCGCTGGCGTCGTCACGCTGACTCAGCTCAACAAAGGCACCGTGGGCAACACGCACCGCCTTGCGGCCAGCAGCTCGGCGACCGGGCTGACCGTGACGCCCGCTGCCTTTGCTGGCGGCCTGAACGACCCCACCTTGGCGACGGCACTTGCTGCCGCATTCGGTGGCGGCCACGAGATTCTGGTGGTGCCCTATGTCAACGGCACCCCTTTGACCGAGCTGCGCACCCACTTGAACTCGGTGAGCAGCTCGATTGAGCGCCGCCCTGCGATCGGCGTGTATGCGAACGTGGGAACGCTCAGCGCGGCAACGACCCAAGCCGCAGCTCTGAATGCAGAGCGCATGAGCGTGGCTTTCTTGAAGAACGGCATCAGCTCCGTTGAGGACACGGCTGCCGCTTACGCTGCAGTGGTAGCCGGTGAAGAAGATCCGGCTCGTCCGTTGAACACCTTGGTGCTGACTGGCATCACTCCCCCGGCGATCGCTGACCGTCTCAGCCGCACCGAGCAGGAGGCTTGCCTGGCGAACGGCGTCACGCCTCTGGAGTGGGGCCCAGGCGACCAGGTGCAGATCGTTCGCGCCATCACCACGTACACCGTCAACTCTTCCAGCGTGGCCGATGTGAGCTGGCTGAACCTCACGACCATCCGCACGATGGACTACTGCATGAAGGCGTGGCGCACACGCATTGAGCTGAACTATCCCCGCGAGAAGCTCAGCTCGAAAACACCCGCACGGGTGCGCAGCGATCTCCTGGAAGTTGCCTACAAGCTGGAGGAGCTGGAGATCCTGGAGAACGTGGACAAGTGGAAGGATGACCTGGTGGTCGAGCGTGACAGCCAGGACAACGATCGCTTGAACGCCAAGATCCCGGTGGACGTGGTCAACGGCATGCACGTGTTCGCGGCTCGCCTGGATCTGATCCTCTAAGGCGCGCGGGTTTCAAACACTGTTTAAAGGACGAACATCATGGCATTGGAAGAATACGTTGGCGCGATCTCGCTGGAGGTGGACGGCAAGGAAGTTGAGGTCTCGACCTTCAATGTGAAGCAAGTGACGGGTCGACGCCCGATCAAGACCATGAACCGCGCGATGCGCGTCAAGGGCTTCTCGCGCGGAATCGTCTCTTTCGATTTGTCGGTTACAGCGGTGATTCCACTCAAGAGCACGCCTGTTGATTGGGCCAACATCGAAGGCGCAAAGATCACCGTGCAACCGGTGGGCGGCGGCAAGCGCACCAGCTATCTGGATGCCTTCACGACCGAGGTCGGTGAAAAGTACGAGGTCGAGGGCGAGGCCGTCATTGACCTGTCCATGATCGCTCTGCGCAAGGTCACTGAATGAGCGGGGAAGACAACAGCAAGCTGACCCATACGGATCGTTTGCCATTCTCTGTGACGGTTGCGGGAACAAAGCACCGCGACTTCGAGCTGCGTCTCCCCACCGTGCAGGACAACATCGACGCGGTGGACGAGGTCGGCAGCCACAACCAAGTGGCTGTCAGCGCGTTCATCCTGTCTCGACAATTGGTCAAGCTCGGAACTTTGAAGCCGGAAGAGATCACCTACGAGTTGATCTCTGGATTGCACCCACGCAATTACAACGCTCTAGAGGAGGCGGCCAATGCGCTCGAAAAAAAATTGAGCGCCGCCGAGCTGGAAGCCGAGCTTGGTACCAAATCCGACTCGGCCTAGTTCGCGCGGGTCTGCGATGGAGCGAGACCGGGCAGCTCGACCTGATTGACGCCAAGATGATTTTGAGAGCGGCTCAACCAGTTCGGTCGGGCGATACCGGCGACCGCTTTGTAAGCCTGCGCAGAAACAAGGGCAAGAAAGCCCATCCACCTCAATCTAAGACTTCTAAAAAGCCATGACGCAAGACATGCGGGTCGCCCTAACCACCAGCCTGAACGACAGGCTGGCAGGGCCCCTGCGCAGGTCGCTGGATGAGGTGGAGAAAAACCTCAAGGATGTGCAGAAGGAGCTGGGCAACATCACGCAAATGAGCCAGCGTGCTTCTCGCGCAATGGCAAACATGGACGGTCCGACACGCGCTGCGCGCGAGGTGGCTGATCTGGCGCGCAACACTCAAAACTCCGTGCGCCTGGCTGAGCGGCTGCAGAAGGCTTGGAACACCACGGGCGGGATCATCGGCGGGGTGACCAAGGGTGCTGCCGCCTGGCAGGCTGCCAAGTACGTGGTGGCCCCGGCAATGCAGCAGGCTCGAAGCTACGATCGCCAGCTGGCAGACGCTGCCAACACCGCCTACGCTGACAGCAGCGTTACCGCTCGCAAGGCGGGCATGGGCCAGCTCGACGCGATCGTGACGAATTCCCTGCGCAGCGGTGGCGGCAAGCGTGAAGACGCTTTGGAAGCCCTCAACGACATGCTGGCGAGCGGCAAGGTTTCCGTCAGCCAGGCGTCTACCTTGCTGCCCGCAATCACACGCTATGCCACCGCTGGCAATGCCTCTGCTAAGGACTTGTCGAGCATCGCAGTGCGCGCGCTTCAAAACGGGTTTAAAGAGGGCGATATCACCCAGGTGCTGGACATGGCGCTGGTCGCCGGTCAAAAGGGTGGCTTCGAGCTGAAGGACATGGCGCGCTGGCTGCCCAAGATGCTGGCCGCTGGCAAGCTATCTGGTCTGGATGGGCAACAGGGTTATGCGCGGATTCTGGCCTCGGCCCAGGCCTCAGCGATCACCGCTGGGAGCAAGGATGAGGCGGGCAACAACCTGCTGAACTTGTTGCTGAAGCTCAACTCTTCAGACACAGCCAACGACGCGAAGAAGCTCGGCATTGATCTCGCGGGTTCGCTTGCTGCAGCGCGAGCCAAGGGTGTGACCTCGCTGGACGCTTTTGTCAATCTAACGGACCAAGTTGCAGGCCGAGATCCACGCCTGGTCGCGCTGCGCAAGCAGGCTGCAGCGGCAAGCAATGATGAAGACCGCCAAGCGTCGTATCTGGCGCAGCGCGACATTTTGGAAGGCTCCGCGATCGGCAAGATTGTTCAAGACCGCCAGGCGTTGCTTGCTCTCGTGGCCGAGATGAACAACAGGGGCTATGTGTCCGAGGTGATGGGAGCGGCCCTTGGTGCCAAAGGCCAGTACGGCGCAGCGAACTTCTCGCTGATCTCCGGCACCGCCGACTTCCGCATGCAGCAGGCCGCAAACGAGAAGCTGTTTGCCCAAACCGGCGCACTGAGCCCGCTCAATGAAGGCTTGGCCAAGTTTGCCGATGGCACCACGAGCCTGTATCAGAAGTTTCCAGGCTTTGCCTCGGCCATCGAAGCCGCAAAGCTTGCTTTGACTGGCCTGGCTGCAGCAGCGGGCGCTGCGGGCCTTGTGGGCGTTCTTACGGGGCGTGCTGGTGGTTTGATCAAGGCCGGTGGCGCTGCGGCCACTGTGGCGGGCACGAGCGGCTTGTATGCGGCTGGTGGCTCGGCACCGGTTGCTGCAAGCGCAGGCGTGGCGATTGCAGGCGCTGTGGCCGCGCCGTTGGCTGTGCTGAGTGTTGGGGCTCTCGCTTCGGAAGCGCTCAACAGCGAGTCGGGCTTGCGCAGCCGCATCAAGTCACGCGAGGCGCGCCTGGCTGAGCTGAATGAGCTGGCAAGTCTGGAACAGGACGGCGGCTCCAAGGCTTCTTTGGCGAAGCTTCAAGCCGAGATTGCCGCTTTGACTGCCGACAGAAACAACCTGCAGCAGCGCCTGCAGATCGTGCTGCAAATTGATGGCCGCGAGATCTCGACGGTCGTGAACGAGCAAAACGCCAACGCGGCACGGAGGGATTGACATGGCCTGGCGCGAAAAACTTTTGGACGCGAGTTTCCGTGGTGTGAAGTTTGATGTGCAGGGTACGGGGCGCTCGGGCTCGCGCTCCATCGTGCAAAACGAATACCCGTATGTCGCTGGCGCGGACCTTGAGGACATGAACCTCAAGCCACGGCAGTTCCGATTCAAGGTGATCATCTGGGGCGATGACTACGAAGATCGCCTGCAGGCGTTGATCGACGCACTGGAAGCGCCTGGTACTGGTGAGCTAGTTCACCCGGTCTATGGTGGCATCGTAGCGATGGCCGAGAGCTGGGAGGATGATCACGATCCTGACCTGGTCGACGGCGTGACGCTGTCCATCAGCTTCATCGAGCACAGCACTCGCAATGTGGCATTCGCAGCCTATGCGAACAGCGCACAGATTGACGCGGTGTCCACCAAGGGCGATGAAGCGCGAGCAGCTGCAGACGATGCATTGGCGCGCTACACCGAAGGCGTGCAAGACAGCCCGCAGTTTCGGCTGACGGTATTCAAAGAGTCATTTGACCAGGCCAAAGCCGCGCTGAGCAAGCTGCTGGACACCACGGCTTTGAAGGTGGTTTTAAGCGACCTTGAACCGGTGCTGTACCCGCGCTCGTATGCGGCTGACTTGCTCGCGGTCGTAGACAGAGCGCTTCAAGGCCTGCCGTTTGGCGGTCGCAACATTCTCTTCGACCAGTTGAGCGGTGCGGATCAGACCGAAGGCTCCGGCAGCGGTGATTTTGCGACGGCGGCAAAGACGCTCGACCCGGCTGCAGTATCCGTGGCCCCTTCAGCGCAGGGCGCTGATTCAGACATGAAGGCTGACGCAGCGGTTGTGCAGGCGCACGCCCGTGTGCACGCGGCTGTGGCCATCGCGGACGCGGCGGTGATTGTGCTGGCTGGTGAGCTGGAAGAGGCGCTGCTGAACCGCTCAGAGATTGAGGCCATTGCGAACCGTGCACGCACGGCCATACAGATCGCGATCGACAGCGCACGTGAGTCACTCGATGCAGAGGGGCGTGGCCGTGTGGCGTCCACGCTTGGTGCGCTGGCCTACGCGGTTCTAGAAGCGGCACGGGCGGTGATTAACCAGCGCCCGCCGCTAGTAAAGCGGGACAGCCCTTTGAGCGGTCCGGTGCGCCTGGTGGCGTTTCAGATCTACGGCGACGCTTCCAGAGCCCCAGAGATCGTGCGCTTGAACCGCTTGGGTCGAAACGTGTTTGTTGAGCGCGGTGAGGAGCTGAATGTCTATGCAGCTTGATGAACTTGAGATCAAAGTCGCGGGCCTCACGCAGCGCGGCTGGATGGAATACGACATCGACAGCGACATGCTCGTGGCTGCGGATGGCTGGCGCGCCAAGCTAGCGTTGCCGTCAATCGAGGTGCCAAAAGATGTTGTGCCAGGTGCGCAAGTCGAGGCCCGCTTTGGTGGCGAGGTGATCCTGAAGGGGCGACTGGACGAGCGAGTTATCACCGTGTCGCGTGGTCAGCATGAGCTGGCGTTGAGTGGTCGTGATAACGCGGGCATCTTGCTCGACTGCTCAGCCCCCATCTTTACAGCAGAGTTCGCAACCCTGCAGCAGATCGCTGCCAAGATTGTCAGCGATCTGGGCATCGTCAACCCGACGATCAGCGGCGAGGCGTCTCTCCTGCGTGAAAAGGTCAGCACCGAGCCAGGTGATTCGGCCTGGGACATGCTGCGCCGAGCTGCTGAAGCAAATGGGCGTTGGCCTTGGTTTGAACCCAACGGTACTTTGGTTATCGGCGGGCCGCGCTATGACCTTCCGCCAGTTGGTCTACTCACCCTGAGGGCTGATGGCGTGGGCAATAACGTGCTGAGCATTTCTGAGCGCCGCTCTATGGTTGAGCGATTCAGCCAGGTCACCGTCTACGGCCAGAGCCCCGGAAGCGGAACTGGAGAGGCTTCCAACCAAGGTAGAAACAACATCAAAGCAACCGAGTTTGATGATGGCGTTGGCTACTACCGACCAAAGGTGGTGACCGATCATGAAGCCACTTCGGTTGAGATTGCTAAGGCCCGAGCCAAGCAGATCATTGGTGAAGCCCGTTTGAAGTCTTACGAGATTCGCGTCGAGGTGAAGGGACATAGATCTGATCAAGGCGTGCTTTGGTCTCCTGGGCAACGTGTAGCTTTGAAGAGCGAACCACATGGCCTGGACGGGATCTATTTCGTGATGGGACGCCGCTTCTATTGCGGGCGTGGCACAGGCCAGCGCACGCAGCTCGTACTGAAGGAAGACGGTGTCTGGGTTCCAGAGGCCCACCCGAGCCGCCGCAAGCATCGGCGCGGAATCAACTCTATGCCTGGCCGCATCGTTGATCTGACCACGGGGGTGCCGCAATGATGGACCTGGTGCGTCGAGAGATCGCGCGTGCGCTTTCAGCTTTGAGAATGCCGCTTCGAGCTGTTCAGCGAACGATCGACACAGCGCCAAACGTGCAGCGGGTCGGTGCCGAAGGCATCGCAAGCGAGAGCCTTCAGGGCATGGAACTGTTCCAGCAGTTCGGATTCACGTCAGGCGTGCCCGATGGCACACAACTGATCGTGCTGCCGCTTGGTGGCCGGACCAGTGCCGCAGTGGTGATCGCGACCGAGAACGGAACCTATCGATTCAAGGTCGACAAAGGTGAGGCCGCGATCTACAACCAATGGGGCGATGTGATCCACCTCAAGAGCGACCGCACGATCCACATGAAGAGTGATCTCAAGGTCGTGGTGGAGTCCCCGCTCGCGCAGTTCACCGGTGACATTGAGGCCGCCAATATTCACAGCAGCGGCAATGTCGTCGCTGACGGCAATGTGGCTGACCAGGGTGGCGAAAAGACGATGGCGGGCATGCGGTCTGCCTTCAACACCCACACACAGGTGGTAACTGGCGGCGTTGCTCAAGCGCCAGGAGGGGGAATGTGATGGACGCATTCATCGACCCCTACACCCGCGACTATGTTGCAGACCCTACTCGCCCTGGTGAGTGGAAGCGAGATCCAGCTGGCGGCCTGGTGAATGCGGCTTACCTGCGTTTGATGACGCCCAAGGGGAGCTGGTTTGGGAATCCAGACCTTGGTTCGCGATTGCACGAGCTGGCCCGAGAAAAAGACTTGGCGCGCGTGGAGTTGATGGCCGTGAGCTACGCCAAGGCGGCACTCAAGCCTTTGCTGGATGACGGACGCGCCTCGTCTGTCGAAATTGCATCGAAGCGAAACGGCGATGGGCGCGTGGCCTTGGCGATCGAGCTGGTGGACGCGCGTGGCGTTCGGGCGAACTTTGAGTTCCCCGTGAAGGTCTACTAAAGGGATTAAAAATGGCTTTTCAGATTCCAACCTACGAGCAAACTCGGGACCGCTATCTTCAAGCAGTGATCAACCAAAAGCCTGATGCAGCCATTGGGCCCGACAGTGATCACTATGTGCGTGCGAGCGCTCAAGCTGCGGTGATGGAAGGCGTGTATTCCCATCAAGCCTGGGTATACCGTCAAGCTTTCGCGGATCTGGCTGACTCCGACAATATGGAGAAGCAGGCAAATCAAGCAGGCCTCAGCCGAAAGAGCGCGTCAGTTGCTGGCGGCAACATCCGGTTCAGCGGAACGGCGGGCAGCCCGATCAGCTCGGGCCAGCAGGTTGTGACCTCGCAAGGCTTGGTGTTCGCCACTACCGTGGCTGCAGTGGTCGGTGTGGGTGGAACGGTGGATGTGACGGCCACGGCTGTCGCCGCAGGCGCATCGGGCAACCAGGCTAACAACACCCCAGCTACGGTCAGCTCGCCGCCGAGTGGCATTGCTGCTGCGGCCACCATTTTGACCATGACCAGCGGCGCTGATGTTGAAAGCGACGACTCTCTTCTCAATCGCCTGCTTTTAGAGCGTAGCGCTGAAGCTCAAGGTGGCAACTTGATCGACTACAAGCGCTGGGCGCTTTCTGTGCCCGGCGTCGATCATGTGTTTGTGTTGCCCGTGCGCCGGGGCAATGGCACGGTCGACGTGCTGCCTATGCCTGCCTCTGGTATGCCAAGCGCTCCGCTGTTGGCCGCCGTGCAGGCCGTGCTGGACGACAAACGACCGGTCGGCATGCTGCCTGGCTTTGGTGTGCTGGCGCTTGCGCCCACCAGCGTGGCGGTCAACGTCACAGCGGTGTTGGTTCTCAAGAGCGGCGTCACCCTCGCGAGCATTCACGACCAGCTAGAAGACGCTATTGCCAATGTATTCGCAGCGCTTGAGCCAGGCAGCACCTTGGTGCGCTACCAGCTCATCAAGGCCCTGCTAAACGTGCCGGGTGTGACGGACGTCACTCTGTCAGCCCCCGCTGCAAACGTGACATCCTCGGTCACCTCTTCAGCGCTGGAGCTGCTCGTGCTCGGCACCTTGTCTCTGTCTACTTGATCCATGAAGACCAGCGACGCTCTTCTTGCTTGCTTGCCTTCGGCCTACGACCTAAAAGGTCCAGGGGTCGGCGTTGAGGTGGGTGCCGTTGCGGCTGTGGTGGACGCAGCGATCGCGTCCGCAGACGACATTCGCAGCGAACACCAACCGGACAAGGCTGCGCAAGCTCTGGTGGATTGGGAGCGCAATTACGGTCTGCCTGATTCCTGCTGCGGTGGGGCATCTGCTGCGGTGGATGTGCGTCGATCGAACTTGATGCAACGATTGGGTGTTCGAGGCGACTTGTCACGCCGCTATTACATCGACATGGCGACCCGACTTGGCTACACCGGCTGCACGATCACCGAGCTGGGCCCGATGCGTTGCGATGACCCGTGCAACACGGCAGTGAATGGGCCCGACATGGTCGGCGTGTGGCAACTCAATATTCCGGTGACAGCGCCGGTCTATCAGCTCACTGCTGAATCTCCGTGCGAGGCACCCGCTTCCCTCTCTGGAAGCTCACAGCTTGAGTGCGTGATTCGTCGTCGCAAACCTGCTCACACCACTGCCCGCTTCAACTACACGGCTTCTTGATTCAAGCAAAGGTTCACTATGGACGTCATACAGACAACAAACAAACAGATCGACAAGTTCGGTACTGGACTTCACGGCTTCAAGCCATCTGACGGTGCAAACCCCGCAACCTTCCTCAGCCCGGAATGGTGCGACAACGTACAGATGGAGCTGGTCAACATCTTGGTGGGCGCAGGTGTAGCTCTCAACCCAGCGTCCCGCAACCAGGTTTATTTGGCCGTTCAAACCCTGATTAGTAACGCCATCAAGGCGGCGACTGGATTCGATTTCAAAGGCAGCGTTCGCTATGCCACTACGGCAAACGTGACGCTGAGCGGTCTCGGCACCCAAGGCGGTGGTGACTGGCCTGCTGCGCTGACTGCTGGCGATCGCATCTTGACTCCGTATCAGACCAACGCAGCTGACCGCTGTATCTGGGTTGCTGCTGCGGGTGCTTGGACTCGGGCGACGGATGCCGACGAGGCTGGCGAGCTGACCAGCGGCGCAACTTTGAGCGTTGAAGAGGGCACCACGCTCGCTGACTCGCTTTGGATGCTGACCACAGATGGTGCGATCACCATCGGAACAACGGCACTGGCTTGGGCGCGAAAGGATGCTGGCGCAGCATCTGGTGCAGAGAAGTTCCCCAGCGCAACCGTGGTCTCATCGGCTGGCGCGCTAACGATCACACAAGCTGCTGAGACACTGGACTTCCGCTCGCTCACTCAGAACAGTGGTGTGCCGGTGACGCGCCAGGCATCGCTTCAGTCCTTGGTCATTCCGAGTGGTGCGACGCTGGGCCTGACCGCTGGTGTGCTGGCCCGCATCTATTACGGTCGCCTCGATAACGCTGGGACTCCCGAGCCGTGGGTGTGCTATTCGACCGGTGGTGTCAACCTTTCTGAGAACAGCCTGGTCAGCACCACCGCGATCAGTGCAGCCGCTGGAAGTGCGAACGTCATCTACTCGCAGACCGCGCGCACCAATGTGCAGATTCGGATTCGCGGCTATTTCGATATCAC